GGAAACCCAGTCCCCGGCAGAGCCACAGGCGATGTTTGGAGAAATGGTAACTACCAAGGGCCAACCTATGCCTCATACGCGGCTCAAGCTTACTTGAGAAATAGTGATGATGGTATTACAGTCGTCAGGTTAGCTGGTCAAAAGAACCAAGATGCAACCCCTGCAGGTGCAGCCGGATGGGGAACCGCTAACATGGCCACCTCATACGAAACAGCTGGCGGAGCTTATGGCTTATTCTTATGTGCATCTGGAACAGGTGCTCAAGAGGGATACCTTGCTGCAACTTGGTACTTCCCATCAGGCGGAGCAGTAAGCATGACGGGTTCTCTCGCCGCCTCTGCAGCACTCACGGGAGGTGTAGGTGGACTCTTTAAACCATCGACCGATGTGGGTTCAAGCAAAGGCCCCGATTACAAAGCAGCGATTCATGATAACAATGTGGCTGGAACTGAATTATTCAAGACAACATTTAACTTTGATCCGTCTTCTAGAACATTCATTCGCAAAGTCTTCAATACGAATCCTCAAGCAGCAGGCTCAGTAATTCCCGCTAGTACCTTTACTAATGGCGAGGATCTTTATTGGCTAGGCGAGACATACGAATCGTTCATTCAGAAGCAACTGGAACTTGGAACTCTAGATGATGATGCCTATGCAGTAATCCTGCCTTTCGACGATGCAGGTAGATCAGATTATCGAATCAATGCCAGCAATGCAGCGACTGGATGGTTCTTTTCTCAAGACATCTCCACTGATTATGCAAGTTGGACCGCTGCACGGATGCAAAAATTATTCAAGCTTCACTCGCTTGAGCCCGGAAAATGGATTCAAGATCATATCAAGGTATCTATTCAGGACCTAACTTATTCCCGCGACACAACAGGTGCTAGCCCCTATAGCAACTTCACTGTCGTATTAAGAAGAGCTTCTGACACTGATAACATTGTGGAGATTGTTGAAAGATTTTCAAACTGTAGCCTTAATCCTCTGGCCGATAACTATATCGCAAAGAAGATTGGTGATAGATACAGAGTGTGGGACGGAACAAGTGGAGTCCTCAGAGAATATGGAGAATACAGTAATGCTTCTAAATACGTTAGAGTAGAAGTTGATGACACTGTGGCCAACGGCATCGCAGACCCAGATCTCTTACCATTTGGAGTCTTTGGTCCCGATAGGATTAAAGACACTGTAATCAACGGTTCATCAGAAACAGGAGCCGAAGTTCTTGGAAAAGGAACTGCTGCACCGGGTGGAATAAATCCTGCTGTCGCAGGCCACTATATTAATACAGGATCGATTGTTGGGGGATATAATGTCAATCTCAACTATCCTGAACTGCAGCTAAGAATATCATCATCAGCCGGCGGCCTCGTCGATCAAAAAGATGCCTATTTCGGACTAAATGCGGCTTCATATTTAGAAAATTCAACATATTACACCAGCAATAGATCGGATGCAGGATATGCAGATTATGTTTATCCTCTTGGGTCCATTGGTACAGACGACAAAGAACCACAATGGGGCTTTTCTCTCGATAACCTTAGCGGCTCGGGAGCCGATCCCACATTTGTTTCCTATCAGGCCACTTCGAGAGCCAGTGGGCTTTCTCTGACAGCTGTTAACAGCTGGAGAGACTTAATCGATGACGGCTGGACAAGATTCACCGCACCACTCGCTGGCGGATTTGACGGACTGGATGTTACACAAATAGAGCCTTTCCGAAATGCCGGAATGTCTGGTGGAACACTTCAAACAAATTACGCTTTAAATACCGTAAGGCAAGCTGTAGATTTATTGGCCGACCCAGAGGCAGCCACATATAACCTGATGGCTGTCCCCGGAATTACCGACACGAATATTACAGACCACATGCTTCAGATCTGCGCCGATCGCGGAGATGCTTTAGCTCTTATTGATATTCAAGATGTATACACTCCATTCACGGAGACATCCACGTCCTATAGCAATGCTACTAGCAGAGCCGGAACAGTCTCCACCGCCGTCAGAACTCTTGAAGACAGGCAAATTAATAACTCTTACGGGTGTACTTATTATCCTTGGGTCCAGATCCAAGATACAGTGACATCTAACAGTAGACTATGGGTTCCACCATCGGTAGTTGCATTAGGAACATTCGCTTCCTCCGCAGCACAAACTGAAGTATGGTTCGCTCCTGCTGGATTTAATAGAGGTGGGTTATCGCAAGGTTCTGCTGGTATTCCAGTGTTAAATGTTAGTCAGCGATTGACATCCAAAGAGAGAGATTCTCTGTACGATGCCAACATCAACCCAATCGCCTCTTTCCCAAATGAAGGCATTGTAATCTTCGGACAGAAGACACTTCAATTGACACCTTCAGCTCTGGATAGAATTAATGTTCGTAGGATGATGATCTTCGTCAAGAAGCAAATCTCTATCTTCGCAAACTCTATCCTCTTCGACCAGAATGTCGAAGTTACTTGGAATCGTTTCAAGAGTTTGGCCAACCCATTCCTCGCGAGTGTTCAAACACGCCTAGGTTTGAGTGATTATAAACTCATTTTGGACAAGTCCACAACCACCCCAGACTTGGTTGATCGCAACATTGTGTATGCCAAGATCTTCTTGAAGCCCGCAAAGGCCATCGAGTACATTGCACTGGATTTCGTTATTACGAATCAGGGTGCGGCTTTTGAAGACTAAAACAAATATGGTAACTATATAGTTATATAACAGGAGAACATAAATCATGGCAAACGAGTTTTGGACAAGCGCAAATGTCGATCCAAAGAGAAAATATAGATTCTTAGTAGAGTTAGCAGGTACCGGCGGACCCGGATCCCTCTGGTTCGCTAAGACAGTCGATAAACCAGAAATTACTATTGGAACTGGAGAGGTTGATTTCATGCAACATAAGTTCTATTATCCGGGCCGCGTAGAGTGGAACGAGATTAGCTTAACACTGGTAGACCCAGTTTCTCCAGATGCAACAGAAATTTTCCTTGAGATTCTTCAGAATTCAGGGTATAGTGGACCTCAAGATGCAAAAGATACCCTTCAATCCCTTTCTAAGGGTGCTGAAGCTAATGTTTTGGGTAATGTAGTTATTAAGCAAGTCGCAGCAGACGGATCAATTCAGGAAGAATGGACACTTAACAACGCAATTATCACAAAAGTTGGATGGGGAGATCTGGATTATAGCTCAGAAGACCTTTCTGAAATCAGTATTTCATTCAGATATGACTGGGCCTCTTGTACAACCGGTCAATCACGACGACAATTTCTTAAATAATTTAACATTGAGGTGAACATTGGCTAGAAATAGCAAAAGAAGTAAGCTAGGCACAGGCCTAGAAGACTCAACCCCGGCACCGGCAGATTCTGCCGCTGCTGCACTAGAAACCGGTGGGCTTTCCTTTGCCACACCAACCGAATTCGTGGATCTACCCTCTAGGGGGCAATATTATCCCGAAAGCCACCCGCTTCATGGCCAAGACTCCGTGGAGATCAAATACATGACGGCGAAGGAGGAAGACATTCTATCTTCAAAGACCCTCATTAAACAGGGTGTCGCGATAGAGCGTCTTCTTAAGAGTGTGATTCTTGACAATAGGGTCAATCCTGAAACTCTACTCAGCGGAGACAGAAATGCGATATTGGTAGCGACTAGGGTCACTGGCTATGGCGCAGAATACGAAACAAAAATCACATGTCCATCTTGTATGACATCGGGCGATCATGAGTTTGATTTAGGCGATGTGAGTGTAAAAACTGTTGATGATACAGAGGTGGACGATACATACGAGATTACACCAGATGGCACCATTGTAACTACGACTCCGCTTAGCAAAGTTCAGGTCGAGATGAAGCTGATGACAGGTAAAGATGAGTCCTATCTATCGCGGCTAGTTGAGTCCAAAAGAAGAAAGAAGCTACCAGAGACGACACTTACAGATACTTTAAAAATACTGATTGTTTCTGTCAATGGAGAAACTTCTAGAGAGTTTGTCAATCAATTTGTAAAATTAGTTCCAGCTAGGGATTCAAGGCACTTAAGATCGGTCTACGAAAAGGCCTCTCCGAATGTTGACATGACTCAGGATTATGAATGTGATAATTGCGGATATCGAACGGACATGGAGGTTCCGTTCACCACGGACTTTTTTTGGCCTAAGCAGTGAATACATTCAGCAGGTTTATGAAGAGTTCTTCTTATTGAAGTATCACGGTGGGTGGAGCTTTATAGAAGCATATAATCTACCAGTGGTTATCCGCAGGTGGTTCTTGGAGAGGCTAGCCGACCAGATCAAGAAAGAGAGCGACCAGATGAAAAAATCTTCAAAAAAGTAAGAGATAAGGTTTTATTTCTTGCTTTTAACTAATTAGAACAAGGAGATACATCTTTATGGCAAATAATTTTTGGACAGACGCAAAATATCAGCCTATGCAACAGTTTAGGTATGATGTACAAGCCATGCTGTATAAAGGTGATTTCTCAGGGACTTTAGAGGATACTATTCCGTCGCTGGTTGGGAAAATTTTGGCAAACCGTGTCTCTATAGATAAAGAATTAATAAAGGCAGTGAATATGCCAGATGTATCTGTTGGTTATGATAACGATGCAGCCAACATTGGCTCGGGAGGACCGAGCATAGAATCTCAAGACCCCCAAATAGCGGAGCTTGAATTGCAATTATATATGACACCGCAGCTAGCCCAAGATATACAAGATATTTTTAGGGCTTACTATTTACAGGATGTTATAGACGATGGTTCTGGTGGTTTTATTGGCACACCTGCACGTATACTTAATAAAGATAGAGTCAGTCTTATCCCTTCTCCGCTCCTCATTCAGAACTCACAAATCATTGTTAACATTTATGATCCAAACCCAAAACCGGTAAAAGACTTCCCAGCCACCCCTGCAAAATCAATCCGCTATTATGGGGTGTATCCAGTCTCTTATAATTTGGGCAGCTTAGATTATTCTAGCTCTGATGTAGTTATGGGAAGCATGAAGTTTTATTTTTATGGTGCAGATATAAGAAGCGATGACGATGCCAACCGATCAACACAGGAAGAAACTGGTATTTTAGCAAGTATCTTCGCGAAGAACAATAAATGTATGGGGAATTTTTAAATAATGGAACATATTGAAATAGATTTAGAAGAAATGAAGAAGAATGAAGACATGCTCAACGAAAGTTTCTTGAGAATGTACGGGACTGTAATAGAGCTTATTATAAAGCAAATGTTCGGAATGCCATTCTTCGGAACTTCGAGTAGAATAAAAGGAAAACCAGCTGATGTGAAGGCGTTTGCTAGGGCAGTCGGTAATGAAAAGAAATATATCGAGATTGCTAAGAAACACGGGCTGGATGATCCAAAAACATATAAGCAAAAAGGCAGGTTAGATAAAGCAGTAGGGGCTTTTGAGCTAAAGACAGGCATCAAATGGCCGTTTAAATAAGGAAACATTAAGGCATGGCAGAGAATGAGAATGTAGATCCCAATAAGGTGTCTGATGTGGCAGATGCCATAAAAGATGCCTCTCCTGAATTAAAAGCTTTTATTGAGTACATGGCTCAAGCATCCAAGGGTGTAAAAGGCTTTGGAGATGGCTTGGATCGCCTCGCTGGGCAAATAAAGTCCGCAAAGGACACCGGTGAAGGCTTTGGCGACTCGCTTGCTGGGCTGGTTGGAACAAATAGTGGTTTCAACAAGAGTATACGTAATGCTGTATATAACCTTAAAGATGCTGATAAAATGTTTACGGGCCTGACAGCCTCCATAACAGCAAACTTTAGTGCAATGTCTATAGGTATCAGTGTATTGGAGAAGATGTTTGAAGCCACCTCTGCACTCATCATAAGCACAGATTCTGCCTTCGTGTCCTTTCAGAAACAAACTGGAGCCGTGTCTCTTTACGGAGCACAGATTTCTGCACTTGAAGCAGGCAATTATAATTTTGGTATTTCAATCGACGAGGCAGCAGACTCACAAGCTTCGCTGGTTACGGGGATTAAAAACTTTAATACTTTCGCCCCGGATGCTCAAAATCAGTTATTGAGAACCACTGCTATCTTGAATGAAATGGGTGTAGATTCAGGGATAACTGCACAAAGCTTAAACTTTATGACGAATTCTCTTGGTATGACGGCGAATCAGGCAGACCAAACCACAAGAGAAATGTTTGTTCTCGCTAAATCAATGGGCATGCCTCCTCAAGAAATGGCCGAATCTTACACTTCAGCAACTCCACAGCTAGCAGCCTTCGGGAGCCGTGCCAACACAGTTTTCCAGAAGATGGCTGTAAATGCACGTTCTGCTACTATGGAAGTCGCAGATATATTGAGGATAACAGAACAATTCGACAGGTTTGACACAGCGGCCTCATCAGTTGGTAAGCTCAATGCAGCACTGGGGGGACCTTATTTGAGTACAATTAGAATGGTCACGACTACCGATCCCACCGATCGGCTAAAGATGATGTCTCAGGCCGCAAGAGAGGCTGGAAAATCTTTTGATAGTATGGATTACTATGAAAGAAAGATGTTAGCTTCAGCAATGGGGCTAAAGGATGTTAATGAGCTAGCCCTTGTCATGAACAACGAGTTTGACTTGATGGCTCCCAAGATAAAGAAGAGTTCTGCACAAATTAAGGAATTAGCAAAACAAACCCAAACATACAATCAGATAGGAGAGGAATTTAATCAATTAATGAGGGCGTTTGCTGTCAACATTGTCGGGCCTGTTATTTCTGGGTTAAAAGGAATGGCTAATGGATTGACTTACCTAGCTCAAGGTCCCATGGTATGGGTGGTTGCAGGAATAGGGCTTATGATAGCAGCAGTGGGGTCCTTATACTTAGCATTGACGATAGCCACTGGGGGGACTTGGGCAGCATTAACCGCCGTAGGTGCCTTTTTAATAACAGCTGGAGCAGCTGCAGCGATGATGTTCAAGGGGCTCTTAGATGTTGTGAAATCCAGCAAGCCATTTATGGATAAGCTAACTGGGTCGTGGGAAAAAATAACAACAGCCTTCGAGAAATTCAATCCAGTCGGAGCCAAGGGGTCTTCGGTATTGGAACAGTTAACAGCCGGCTTTAACTCTTTTGTGAAAAATAATGGCCCAGTGATAGACATGATGCTGGAATCAATCACAGGCTCGTTGGTCTCTATTTTAGATAGTATGTCCCAATTCCACGGATTTTTGACAGATAGTGGGGTATATTATGGGTTTGGCAAAGCAATTGGCTTTATCGCAGGCTTTATATTATTTGTGGCCACCGCAACAGCGAAACTTATGGAGCTTTGGACCAGCCTGTATCACCTGATCTTTATAGGAAATAGTCCTCCTTTCTTACTCGTTTTGGAAATGCTTAGCTCAGGTCTCGCACTAGTTGGCCAAGCCTTCATGTTTCCCATCAAGATGGCCGGCATACTCTATGGCTTGCTCAAAGACCTTGCAGGATTACTGGCTGGAAAAGCTCTTAGTTTCTTATCCGGAGCAATATCTCATGTATTCGGGGGATCACCGGAAACTCAGGTAAACAACGGCGGGTTTAATAGAAAAGAGGACATGGAGTCGCAATCCTCAGCCATGGCTGATGCTGTAGCGAAGGCAGTCAAAGAGGCTCTTGAGACCACCAAGATAAGTGTGGACACAGCAATTCAAATCAAAGAGACCACAGGTGGGCTAGCATCGTTATTTGACTTTACGTATGCGGGAATCAGCGACAAACAGTCCAGCCGTGCACCTCGCCATGCTATGAATGCGAGTCGAGCAGGTATAGGAAAATCTAGAAATGGGGGGTAACTAAATGGCAAGTTGTAACGGAAGAGAAGTTAAAAATCCATTCGCAGAATATCCAGATGATCTGGTAATCAAGATGGTAGCAACTAACAGGTATATGGTTTTCTATGATGGAATTGACTCATTCGACAGAAGCTACAGCCTCGCTTGGGATTCTGTCAATGTATACGGCAGACAGGATGCTATTCAAACATATCAATCTACTGGCGAGACAATTAGTTTAAGTTGGCCATTGAAACCCGGAACCGATCCAGATGTCTTCAATTACCAGTTGGAGGCACTTTTGGCTTTGGGTAAATTTGTACGCCCCCTATATGGAAAGCAGAACGACACAGAGAGGATTATTGAGGCCCCTTTGCTTCTCATTAAATACAGAAATTTAATTGTTGAAGAATATAGCGGCGGCACAGGCACCGAACTCTTAATTGCACCAAGCAGCTTATCTGTAAATTATGGCGACAGAGCTAGAGAAGTTTCAACCACACAAGGAAACTTGTTGGTTCCCAAAAGAATACTTATTAGCCTTTCTGGGGTTGTCATAAACCAATCTAAGAAATACTACGACGTGCCCGTTGAATTTACACCTCCACCTGATAGCGATACAGACCAAGCCCGATCCCAATCAAAAAAAGCGACAGGGAGCAAATAATAGAATGCCTTATAGCAGAATGTCAAATAGAAACATATTTAGAAATGCAGATTTGTTATACGATGAAAAGTTTAAGCAAAAAGACTTGAAATATATTAATCAATATAATACAGGGACTATAAGGTTCCCTTCCGTAGAGCAATTGATGGATATAACTTTTGACACAAGGATCTGGAAAGTTGGAGACCGACTTCACAAGGTGGCCTACAATTCATATGGGGATTCAAGATATTGGTGGGTCATAGCCCAATTTAATAAAAAGCCGACAGATCATCATTTCAAGCTGGGTGACACTTATTACGTGCCCCTGAACTTAGAAGATGCCTTAAGTGCATTTGGCTACTAGGAGAATATCATGTCAACACCACGAATAGTATATGATCTGCTGACAATTTCTTCTGGAGACTACTGGAATGATTCCATAGGGGATGCTTGGGAAAGCCTCACTAAAGTTCAGTGGGATAAGACAATTGATTCCCAGATGCTCGTTGATAAATACTATTCACTTTTTTTAGAAGAGAATGATTCGAGGGCAAATAGTGCCATGGCAGAAAGCCTCGGAGCGGGAATTAGAAAAGCCAGACTCGACGACTCTAGGTCTGACTCTGGTTACTTGGATGCTGTTGCAGCGAGAGCTGCCATGGAATTAAAAGTGAAGGGTGATTTACGTAGCTTACTGAAATACGCCGAGGAGGTAATGGACAAGAGGCGCAAGCGAGATTTCGACATAGAGTGGAACAAGACATCACTTGGCAGCTCCCAGAGAACAGCTATTTCACGTAAGGGACAAGAACCTAGATCTCGCAAAGAAGCACTATCAAGTGAATTAAGCGAAGATTTAGCACTGGCTTTTTATTTTGAGAAATGGCTAGAAGCTAAGAATGAAGATATTTCAAAAAGTGGTGCCCTCAAGAGTCTCGACGAAAGTGAGTATAGAAAATCTATCCTCGGCGAAGTGGAAAATAATATAAGAAACAGAAATCAAGATCCTAACTTGGGTGAGACCGTACTAACTGCTGAGAATAAGGCCGCCTCTCAGAGACTCATAGACACGAGTCAGTTTGACAAGCAGAGGTATTTAATACAAAATATTAAAGGCTTATCAGATTTATCTAAGGCACGCTTCTCGTATAACTCATCAGAGCTATTCTCAAGTGAACAACCTACAGCTGCAGCCTCGTCTAGTGCTGTCGAATCCAATGAGTTTCAGTGGATTGGTATAGCTCAAAATAGAATTTTAAGATTCACAAAGACTCAAAAAAATGCAGTGGGAAAGATAAGCGGATCCGCTTTGGGAAAAAATCTTTTTAAGCTATCTAATATGGAGTTGTCTAAGCTGGTTCCAGTCATTAGAGTCTGGAAGCTGCATTATAACGAAAAAATGGAGGAAGAGGGAGAGGTGGAGATTAAGTTTCCTACTCGAAGCGAGATTATGAAAGAGAGCATGTTTGATGCCGATCCAACCTTCGCACGAGAAATTGAC